GTCAGAACGTGTGTTGCCAGCTCACCAAGGACGGTAAGGCCCTTAATACGCGCCCAGCCCAGCCCAGATTCCCCATCAGCATATAGATGGTCAGTAACCACAGTCATAGCGTATGCTACCGGGCCGGACCCAGTGTCATCAAAGCCAGGTGCCGCATCATAGGATCCAGGACCAGTAGAAGAAACAGCCCACAGAACACCGGCTGCTTCACAGACTGACAGCGGCCCATTGCCGTTGGGTGGCGTCCATACGTTCCACTTATTGGTGCGCATGTCCAACAGCACAATTTCACTAATATTTGGAACACATGCAATCAGTAGTTGTCGCTCGGGAATAAATGTAAGATCGGCGGGACTAGCGATAAATCGTGTTTCTGCCTGCAAGGAGATCTGCGTAAGCCCAAGTCCGCGATCCAATAGCCAGAGGCCACCTTCGGATACATCTCCTCCGGCATTGGTATTGCTGGCATGGAAGACTACGCCTTTATCCGTTGAAACTGCGCTCCGAGGTCCAGCACACCCTAAATCAGAAACCCGGACTGGATATAGGAAATCGTTCCCGGCCCCAGTGTCGTCAGGACCGTCACCCTGGGTAATGAAAATACCGCGCTCACACAGAATGACAAGCTTGTCATCCAGGGCTTCAAGAGCAATCACACGGCCAGCAGTGACAGGCATCGTAACCTGCAGCTGACCAGTGTCGTTCCAGGCCGGTGCAGCCTTGGTACCGCGTAGAAGCTTAGATGAGTAGCAGAATACACCATCAGACAACCAGATGCGGCGACCCACAGTGGCACAGCCGCCGTCTGCCTGAACTGGTGCGTTAGCAAACACTACCCCAGCCACGGTGTATAGCACTTCTCCCGTAGTAATTGTGAAGGCCGTGCCGCCCAAGGCCGCAGATGTTGCAGCATTACCAGGGGCTTGTGTGGACGTTACCATAAGGTATTTGACAGAGTTTGCGGTTGGATTGGTATCTGTCATGTAGACCTCAATCATAACCTCGCCCTGTAAACGCTCGGTAAGCTGGCAGTTTAGGACCGTCCAGTCTACGGCTTGATGGGTGCCATCTGTAGTTACTGTAATAGGCAGGCTGGGGCCAGATCGGTGTATTTGTCCAGCGGAATCTGTCCACTTCCACAGGGCTTGAAACGTATAAGAACCATTGGAAAAGAAGCCAGCAGACAACCTTGGGGAAGCGAAAATTTCTGGGGAACCAAGGAATGGAAAACCAACCTCCGTACAATGGCCACGTGCTAGCATGTGAGGCACGGATCCACCAATGACGGTCTCTTCTCCGGCCTGTGCAACCTGTGGTGCCATGACCGAGACCCTGTTAAGGCCCCAGGACGGGTTTTCACCACCAAGAGCATCGAAGGTCTGGAAGTCCACCGTAGGGAAGCGCCAGGCCAGGGCACCAGTCTCTAGTATTGCAGCCTGTGGAGTGTAAGCAAACGTGGAGCCGTTTAGTGGCCCGCGAGCCAAAATACCAGCGTAGGTCAAGCCGCCGTTTTGTGGCTGTGCGATAACATAGTCTGTAAGGTCGATATCGTACCAGGTATGGCCGTTGTATCCGCCACCAGTACCGGGCGCAGATCCCGCCATGAGGCCCAGGATGGCACGGCCTGAGTTGGTTAGTACGGGCTGGTGCGTAATACCCCAATTGAGTGCTGGAGAATTGTTACCCAGGTAGTGTGCAATAGTAGTAATCACACCAGCGGTAGTGTAGTAGCCTACAACCACATCTTGGGGATCACCAGCGCCACCTGGAGAACCATTAGTAAAGGTGGCATATGCAACCCAAGCCGCGGTACCTGCAAGAATGGCCTGCCCACAAACTACGGGGCCTGCCGGGAACTTTCCTGCAACGGAATCGAATTGTGCATCAACAGCCTGGTCGACCAGAGCACCTGCGCTTAAGGTGCGGCACTTCACACCTTTGACTGCGGCTTGTGTAACTGTGACAATAACCTTGTTGGCACTGGTGTTAGACGTAACCCAAATGCCGTTTAGGCCTGTTAGTGTGCCCGATGTGTAAGTTGTAAGAATGGTGCCGTTACTGGGGTCTACTCGCAAAACCTTGAAGGAGTTGCCTGCAGTAAGAATATATGCAACGTACAAAACCGTAGCGCCAGAATCAGAACAACAAACAGGGACATCACCACGACCTGTGGGAGAAAAGCAATCCGAGGCTAGTGTGCCATAGGCATTGATGGCGAAATCATCATCCTTACGAACCTGCAATTGAAGAAAATTGTTGGCCTGGCCGTCGTTGCCAATTACACAGTGAAAGTTTGACCCGCCAACAGAAGCAATCGCGCCATTACCAAAGACAGTCTGCCCTGGTAGGTACATCTCAATGGAAGGATTGGTAATTCCAAGAATGGGACTCTTGCCTAGGCCACCAATAACCGGCCCAATTGGTGCGAATGTGTCACAAGTCCCTGTGCGGTTGGTAGCCACTGAGGTTGGATAGCCCAACAGTTCAATAAGGCGGTCTACTCGCGCAGCGCCACACCATAAATGATCAGTAAATCTTGAACTAGCCGCAGAAAGCCCAAGCTCCCATACAAAGACTCTTCCATCCATTACAATTCCGGGTCGCTCACCAGAAGAATCCCGGTAACGAAACATGGCTCGTGGGATGTAGTTGCCCTTGGAGAACATGGTACCCGCGCCTTGGTCCACAGGGGTGGCTGCTAGTTGGCGTAGACCAAACTTGTTGCGGTCAGTGTGTCCTGGCCTACCACGAACCTCGCCCAGTTTCGAAAAATCTACGTTGGAGGCATACGTCATGCCTGTTCCAACCAGCGGCGTCTTATTATCATCAAGGCCGTCAGTCAGCGGAAGCGTGATATTCTTGAAACGAGTAGGCATAGTGTCCTAATAGAAAATAGCGCGTTGCGTTACAGATTCAGACGCATTAAGTATCCAGAACTTTCCATCTGCGGAAAGCCCTTTGTCATAAACGACACTGGCGCTTTTGGTCAATGTGACAGTCCTGCCACGCGGCCTTGGAAACGGTGGTACAATTTGATTATCACCGGGGGACAAATCATACTCGATCTCTTTGCCCCACACACCTGGCCAAAGCTCCATGAAAAAGCGTAGGGCCTGCTCAAAATTACGATTGATGGCCGAGTCTAGGATGTGGCCAAACAGAATCCGTTTGCCAGCAGACTTAACCACGCGCTGTGGTGCCTGGAATGCCATTTAATACCAGCCCTCAGTTGCGTTGTAGTTGAATGGGTTGGTAAAGGCGCTGGCTTGAACATCTCGAACGTCTCTAACGGTCTGCTGTCCCTGGCCATCCTGCCACTGTGCTGACTCAATAACGTCTGCCCAACGTTCACCAAGCTTAGACCTCAAAGCGGAAGAATCATCGTCTTCCTTGTCCTTAGCATCCGCGGCCACAGTTAGGATGATTAGCTCGTCTGAACCAGCAGGACCATACCAGTTGTCGGTATCCGCTACAAACCCAGCAAACTGTGGAATGTATCGAACCTCGTACAGGCCCTGCGTTGGTGTAGGGAAAAATTCAATAGCAGAAGCAGTAGTTGCGCCACCCGTAACCTGATAGGCCGAGCTAGGCCCACCCTGGGAGGAAACGTTCATAAAGTCCGCAAACTCTTCTAGCTTAAGCCGTCGGAGGGGGACTCGGGAAGTGGTACCGTCAATTCTCTGTACAGAGAGGACGGTTTGAACATCTGTGCCGAGCGTATAGGACAGCGCCCCATTCGCGGTAATTGACACAGTAGTTCGGTTAGGGACCCAGCCTGAAGCAACCAAGCGCCGATAGACTGCCGACGCAGCACGATCGAGTAGGTCATTGTATGACTCATCGGTCGGATAGTCAGAGTTTTCCTGGTCTGCAGCAATGCGGGACGAGGTTCGTAATTGCGCTCGATTACTCATGGTTGGTCCGTGTTAGTGGTTAGATCTTGTGCTTTTGGAAGGTAACGCGAACGCCAACAAAGCCTTGGGCCTGGTCAGCTGCGGCAGGGGTGGCATTGGTATTACCAGTAACAACCGTAAGCACCGTAGTAGTGCCACCGGAAGCCGTCGGTGCACCAGTACCCAGGCCAATGGCCGTGATATTGGTAACGATGCTTCGAGGCGTGGCGTCACGATAGGTACCCATTGCGCTCATAGTCTTCTGGAAATTGCCAGGGACCGTAAGCGAATAAGTACCGGCGCCGGTACGGACTGCAACAAACAAAGGCTCCGACGTAGTGTTTCCACTCGCGTCAGGAACAATTGCCCCAGCAGCCGTAATGTTCCACTCGCAGTGGAGATGCCACAGGTCGGAGGACTCTGAATATTGCTGATTAGTAGCCATTGTAGCTCCTAGGGAGAAAAGGGGAGGGCCCACATTGAGCCCAACCCCGAATTACTCTAGCTTACAGGCTGCAAGAGAAGGTACCGTTGGCACCCGGCTTGTAGCAAACCAGCTGAGCGTAATAGCGTGCACGGATCTCGATTTGGTCAAGAGCCTGGCGACGCAGAGCGCGAACACCATCATCCATCACGATATGAGGCAGGTCAAGCAAGTGCTTAAGACGCCACGTATCCGTCTGAACGATATAACCACGAATATCCGGGCAATCAGGGTCCGGGGTGAGCTTCAGGGCGCCCACAGACGTATGAATGTTGACCGTGCTGAAACTAAACTCAGCCTGGCCACCAGCATTCTCGTACTCAACCTTTGCATTGAGCCGCTTGGCAATCTTGGAGAACTGCCGAGGCGACACAAACACGCGGTCTGGCCGTGCACCACGTTCACACATGATCTCAGCCAGTTCAACGATGGTATCCTCTGCAGGAACCGAAGGCTGATCAAGACGAGAGCCAGCAAGACGCGTAGGATGGACTGTACGGTTGATGTTATTGAACAGGGTTGCAGATGGAGAGGCCAGCGGAACCCAGGCATCAAGGCCCTGGAGCTTCAGGTTGGTATCGCCAGCAGCCGCAAACCAGTCAAGGTTGGTAGTACCGGTAACCGAGTTAAGGGCCGCGGTAAAGGTGATAATACCTTGGTCCTCATCGACGGACAGCACCGTATTGACAGCACCACCGTTACGGAGGGCACCACCAGGCGTTGGACCAGTCTGTGACTCATACTGCCCACCAACCACGAAGAACTTCGCATCACTACGAGTAGTCAGTGTGGCAATGGCAGTCGCAACGTTGGTACCCGCAGAAATCTGTCCGCAAGCACCAGTACCATCACGGAAGAGCGCATGCGCCATGGAGTTACCGAGCTGGGTGATAAGCCCGTCGATTTCCATCTTGCGTGCCTCAACAAAAGCCCCCCGATCGTTGGCCGTCTTGTAGACAGTCAACATGTTAAGCCACGTGGCCGCGTAATCGCTCGCCAGGAAGCAAAGGAACTTCACATGCTTCGATGGGCCGATTGGACCAGACGCACCGAGCACAGTACCAATACCAGCAGACCGACCCGGAGGCAGGTCATAAATCACAGGAATAACCATGTGATCGCCAGTTGCATTATCATCCTTGGGCACAAGCGACATGAAAGGATGGTTACGGAGCATCATATCCGTGGGAAGGCCCGGCGGATAAAGCTCCTTCAAAAGCGCGTTCCATTGAACGTCGCCAACTACAGTAGCCATAAATTATTACCTAGTCCTGCGGAGGACCGAATGCCACAGCAGCCGCTCGGGCAATTAATTGCTTGTCCGTAAGCTTCGACTGAGGCTTTTTGTTAAGTGTAACGATCTTGAACGGGTCATCTCCGCTATCATCTGCGGGCGCAGTCTGCTTGGTAACTCGGCTAGGAGTTGATTTGGCTTGCTCGGCCGGTGGTGCAGTCTTGGGTGCCTTGCGGTTTTCCAGGACTTTGGCAACGTTGGTAGGACTCAGGTCTGCCTGTGTTCCCGCACGTGTAGCTGCCGTTGCAATTTCACGTGCTGTGGCGAACAGCGCCGCCGCGTAACTTTCATGGTCCTTGCCGAACCACGCTTGGGACATTGGATAAGTCCCAGGTTTGAATTCTGCCACGCCCGCTTTGAGCGATGCAGTATATTGATTTTCTAATTCTTTACCACGAGTGGCCTGTGCCGCCGTTTGGGACTTCTGGGCCTTCTCTTCGCGCTCACGGTCGCGATTTTCGTTGGCCTCTCGGTCACGCATCATCTGCGCCTCTACGAGATTGGCACGGTGGTCAGGTGGCATCTTGTCTGGCACGAGGGAATACATGATTCCCTGGGCAGTAAGCGCCAACTCCTTTTCGGAATAGCCTAGCTTCCTAAGCCAGCCCGCAGGATCAAGAATACGATTGGCCTTGGCCTTTTCGTTGTCTGCAATCTTGGCTTCAGCCTCTTCAGCACGCTTCTTATAGGAATCTCGTTCCTGTGCGTCCTTCAGGGCTTGCTCCCTGTCCTGGCGATCCTTGTTGATAGCGTCAAGAAGGGCCTTGCCGTCCACTAGGGCGGGCTTATCTGTGACAGGCGGGGTCTTGGAGGGGTCCTCCGACTGACCGTCCTGTGGGTCTTCTAGCGCGTTAGTAATGTCCAGGTTTTCGGGGGCTGCAGTGGGTTCCGGCGAAACCGCACCAGTGTCATCGGCAATGACTGTACTAGGGGAGAATAACATAGGTCCTTATTGGTAACGAGAGTTACATATTCTGACGTGACATGCCGTTACCCATAGGCGCTAGGCCTTGTGCAGCAGCAAGTGACAATCCAGGGGCTGGAGCTTGCTGGATCCCGGCCGGCTGGACCCCGGAGGGTAGCCCTCCTGGTCCTGCAGCACCCGGCATCATCGTGGTTGGAGGATGCATCATTGCATCACATTCGCGCATAAACCGGCGTTGGAGCTTGAGAACCTTCTCTGGGGCTCCACCCATTTCTGCATTAAGGTAGTCTGCTTTGACAGTATCTAATTGTGCTTGTAGATCCCCGTATTCACACGGAGGGTTGTAGCGTAGATTCATTAGCTCACAGGAGATCCACTCGGCATACTCTAGTGCCGCGTTGTACTTTTTGTCGGTGCGCTCAATGTCGGGATGCTCAATTAGACGTCGGCCCTCCTCGGGAGGAATCCAACCAGTCTGAGACAATTCGATTGCCGCCTGAAGTCGGCCACTTGGAGACAGGTCGCTAAGGCTGGAGGCCTCAACACGAATCTCGTATTGTTCGGTCTCTAGCTCCACCTCATCCCAAGGAATCTGCATAACTAGCTTCTTGCTAGACCACTTGACGGAAGGTGAAACCTCCGTGTTCTTGTAGTGCGCCTTGTAGAGGGCTAGGGCCTTGGTGGCCGTCTCACGCCCAACAGCGGCTTCCCAACGCTGAGACACTGGGGCAAAGCGCTGTCCCTCTTTGAACGTATACTCTCGCTGCGCAGGAGCAGACTCAATCCCCGGTGGGAGTTGGTTATTCGCGGACATCTGTGAAATGCCCTCGTCCTCAAACCCGCCAGACTCTAGTTGGTCAAGCCACTTGTAGATCTCTTGGCCTACTGCTTGTGGAGTTTGGAATACCGGTGGTCGGCCGTGCACCCCAACGATCTCACCAATTTCGTTAGAGACCTGGATCTTGAGGGGTCCGTTAGTGGCGTCGACCCAGACGCGTGGAACTGCAATTAGGTCTTGACAGCGCTGGACCCATCGATATAGATAATTGATCCGCTTTTGTCGACCATACTGCCGGTATGCCACTCCATCGCCATAGAAGCCGGACACGGGAGGAGACCAGTAAAGCACCACAATTGGTGCCCATGGGTGCTTCCAGGGGCCAGACTCCAACTCCAACCCGTCACAGGCGAATATGTGTAGTCCATCGTCAGTGTCTCGGTCAACGTGCCAGGCTTCCACGATAACCACGTGGTCGCGGGGAACGTTTCGCTGTCCGGGCCAGGCACCGGGGGACTTTCCACTTGCGGCAATAATGGCATCTATAATCTCCGGGTTTTCTTTGCCCCAACGAGCGACGGCCTTATAGACTGGCATCGTGTGGCGCAGGTAGTAGTTTTCAGGCTGTGGAATTTCAGAGCACTCTTGTTCATCCACAATGAGGTCATCCATCAGAATTCGCTCAGCATAGACATGATAATCTGGCTTGGTACGCTCGCGTAGAACGTAGGCGCCAGTACCAAAAATGGTGCTATCTCGAAACGCGGTCTGTGCCGCTTCGTAGATGTGTCCGCGGTTGTAGACACCCACGAGGAACTTGTCTAGAAGCGAAGCCTTGCGCTGGAGGTCCCAATCACCGCCATCTGTCACAATCCGGGGCCGAGGCAGGTTCTTACCAATCAAGGCCGTAGCAGTGTCACAGACTGACCGAACCACGTTACGTGTGGCCTGAACCAGGGGCCGGGAATAGCCAGTTGGGCTAGCCCAAGAAAACCCCACAGGAAGGTAAGATGCGTAAATCTCGGCATGACGCCGATTACCCGAAGCAATGCTAGACTGTCGGAAATCCACATGGCGAAGAGTCTGCATCAACACGCGTGCGCGCTCTAGGCCCTCGGTTTCTTGAAACCATAGGGTATCCGGTTGCTTGACGGTCTGGCCGTTACCTAGGATAATAGTTTCCATTACTCGTCGTCTGACTCTAGGTCAGCCTTTCGTTTCCAGTCGCCTTGCGCAGACGGTGCCAGCTCAGGTTCCGGGAAGGTGGGGTCAGGGGTCATAAACTGGACAGCCAAGTCACCTAGACGAAACGCCACAACGGCATGTGCCTCGGCAACAGTAAGAAGCTCGTCAAATTCCGCCGCGGTCAAACGTGGAGTCTTGAGATCCTGCCCACCAGTCGTGGTCAAGTCTTGAATCATCCGGTTGTTTAGTTCTGAGATATTCTTTGACGGCATCTGCCATTTCCTTAGCTTGTTTCTTGATCCACCAGTCGGCCGAACCCTGTAGAGGTTGCCTGTCTGGGGGTTGGGCTCGTCGGTGGTCACACCATCGCCAGCCGTAAAGGTGAGCGTCGCATAGGTCGTTAGGGGTCCGAGGATCCTCTTTGCGCTTAGGAGTCCCTAGGCTCTTTTCTAGCCACCGATTGGTTATCAGTTCCTTGCTAAGCTCAGTCCCTGCCAGGATGTGAATCCGGCCGGCATCGTATTCGCCGTTAAGAATCTCGATAAAATCGTTCTTCTCTTTTTTCTCGGCGGGTTCAAACGGCAAGCCATGAACACTGGCTAGCTCACTCAAAACTTTGGTAGCAAGACCACCAGAATCGGCAGTCATCACGTCGGGGAGATTGTCACAGAAGGTGTCACGGACCTGATGAATCCAACCTGCTAGATTCGTGATATTAAGCTTGGGTTTCTTCTCTGCGTAAACTGTGAAGATATCAAAGCTAGTGGTAGCGTATGCCCATACAACAATGGCGTCTGCGTCGTGATAACCAATATCCAGGGCAAGAACCTTACGCCAGACATGACCTACAGGTAACTCACCGTCGTATTCATGAATGCTGGGAACGAAACGATATACCAGCTTGTCTTTGCTAGCCACCCACTGGCCCAGGTACTCTCGTCGCCAAGTCGGGTGATCGTCTGTCCATCGCCGCAAGGCCTTGGTTTTGAGTGCTGCCTCCCATAGGTGGGGCACTTCGGTATTGTCTCTAAGGGTCCACGTGTGAAAGGACCATACAAACGGCACGTCGGCGGGTTCACCAAATCGGTGATTAGTGGCGTGGCGGTCTTCATCGGGGCCAAAGTATACCGGCGGTTCACATGTGGCTTCATAAAAAGGCCCAGCAAGAATGTCACCAGGCGTGCCAACCAGGATTAGACTACCGTGTCTATCCAGCAGTGCTGGCTCAATAACGTCTTGAACTAGCTCGGTAAAAACCACCGGACTAAACGACTTGCACTCATCAACGATTACGCCATCGTATTGGCCACCACGAAGCTTTTCAATCTCACTACGGGATTCAGCACCGCGATAGAGAATTACGCTGCCATTAGGGAAGTTGGCGGAAAGCTCAACCTCCTTGAAGAACACCCCAAGCTCAAGATCCTGTGACAGGCGCTTAGTTAGGGTCCAGAAAATTTGTTGTACCGAAGGCCTTGTCAAGCCGACGATTACCCAGACGGAACCTGGTTTACGTAGGCAGGCCTCTAGTGCAACAGACAGAACAAACCATGACTTGCCTGCACGTCGGGGACATCTGACAGACTTCCGTATGGAGGGGTCTGAAGCCGCCACAGCCTGGACCGGCATGCGAGACCCAGCTATGAAGTCTGCGCGCTCCAGGTCGGTAGTGGGCTTGGATTTCTCTATCCTGGCTTTGACCTGGGAAAAGAGATGACCAAGTAGATGGTCCCGACTGGCCACGGTCTAGGCCTCGTAGGAAACTACGGTCCCGGATGGCATGGGCAGCAACACAAACAACTCTGGTGTAGGAAGACCCACAGGAGTGTGTGCGTTGGCAAAATGAACCTCGATTAGGTATGCACCAAGACGGACGTGAACTTCGATGGCGGCAGGGTCCAATAGACGTGGGCGGGAGTATTTTCCTGGCTCTTCAACGGCACGTAGATCCCATGACCGTTCGACAACTGAACCCCCAGGAACAGGGCACACTTGATCACGACCAAAGTCCACCATGAGACGTGTAACAGGGACACCATTGACAACTAGCTTTCGGCCAGCTGGTACCGCGACTGTAGCTGCCGGGACCGACGGCGGTTTTTGAGCTTCATCCTGGCATCCGGGGTTGACCACGTGGCTGGACTTGCTAGTGACTGACTTGCTTCGAGCAGGCGTCGACAAAGACCCTTGCCGCGAAACTTCGGCTTTATTTGTATCCAATGGAGTATCTCTCCGGCCTCGGCTACGACGTAACCTAGGATGTCTTTGGGTGCATCGACTGGGCAGGCAATGACAACCATTACCTTGGGGTCGGAAAGCACACGGTTGATGTATTCCCGATGCGCGGGAAACCAGATGTCGTCTGGAAGAGCTGAGGAATCTGCATGACGCAAATCCCGTAGCCAGGTTGAATAAACAAACTTTAGGTCTTCAGGCAGCCCAGGGCGAAGCTTTGCAACCTCATCTAGGCTAATGGATTGACTCATGAGGCAGCTCCTCTACAGGCCCTGGCTTCTCAGCCTGGGTAATCATGGAATCTATAAGCCGCCGACGATAGGGACCAGGCAAGGACCTAGTCCACTCTAGAAACAGCGCGGCTTTCTCTTGAAACGACATGGCATCCACGGCGTCTGCTCCGTCTTGGATAACCTTGCGAGCGGAATCGATAAGCTTGGCCAGCACATTGGCAATAGACCGGGCTTCTTGAGCAATGATAGGATCGAAGGTTACCGCGGCTTTGTTAGCGTTGCGGGCCTTGGTAAGCTGACTCCGCAAAAGCCCCACAGCCTCAGAAGCCACGGTAGCCAGTGGTACCGAATCATCATCAGCTTCAGCCGTGACAATCAGGTGCTTCTTGACAGGCAAGCACAACGAACACCCAGCCTCAGACGTCAGAGGATGGCGACAACCACGACATGTAAGTGTTTCCATCATTAGAGGAAATTAACCACATCTTTAATGCGCATCTGGGTTGGGGCATACACGTAGTACCGCGTACCGTCCGTGAAGCCAGCAACTATATCCATCCAGTAAATACCGGCAACCACAGCGGTAAAGTCTGCTGGATTAAATGTAATAGTAAACTGACCCAAGGTAACGCCAGACTGTGTAAGAATGGTAACACCCGACCCAATGGCCTTGTGCAGGATGCCAGGATCCGCAACCCCCGGACGAGTCTTAACCTCAAACTCCAGCAAGTTACAGCCGCCATGAAACGTGGTGAGGTTCATGGGGGTGTTGTTATTATTTGGGTCCAAGACCGTGCCAGTAATGACGCGACTCTCAAAACGTAGCAATATAAGCGGAACTTGAATCATACATTACCAGGGGATTGTAAAGCCCATGCCCTGCAGCAACAGGCGGAGGTTGGTCTTAGTAATCTCACCATTGGCGCCAGACCACATGATGCCCATCACACATTCGGTAGCACAGGACGTTCCGCCGTTGGCACCCCAGCCCTTGAGGCCATCGTTGGTCGCTGCGGAATAGGTACCCACAATCTCTTCCACGAGGGTATACATGCGGTCAGAGGTGTTGGTACGGTCATGAACAATGCAGATTGGTGAAATATTCAAGGCTACAGGATTAACAGTACCTTGCGTCGTAACGCCATCGATCTGAATGATCGCACGTGGCACATTGTTGGCACCGATTTCAAATGCGTGTGTACCATTACTCAATCCAGCACAGAATCGTGCCGCTGCGGGTGTCCCAATAAATTGACCAAGCCATACCCAGGTCTGTGAGGTAGTACCCGGGTTAGGACCAGTGCCCGATGCCATGGCAAATCGTGTGGCCTGGCCAGCAGGGATAACTACGGCTTTGCGCGTCCATGCGGTACCTGTGACAGTATTCTGGTATGTGGGTGTACCCGCGGCAGTGAGTGTCAATGCTCCCACAGAATCCGCCAAGTTACCAGAAGCCTCTTGCATCTGCCAACAGGAATTGGGTGTAGCCACCGGGTTACCAATTGCGTTCAGAAAGGTTACCCACTCAGAGCTATTGGCTGGGGTATAAATTCCTGAGGCTGCATCGCGAGTAACACCGCCGATAGAAGCAAAGACTGTAATCGGTACGGTCTTGGTATCCGTAGCACCGAGGTTGTCAGTAACGGTCAACGCGATGTTGTAAGTGCCCGCGCCACCAAATGTATGAACGGGGTTTTGAGCGGAAGACGTTGTGTTATCACCAAAGTCCCAATGCCAGGCTGCAATAGACCCATCATAATCTACCGACGTATCTGTGCAGGTAACCACCAGGTTGTTGGCAGCCAGTGTGAACGTAGACACAGGACGAAGGTTCATGCCAAGCGCCTGTGCCACCCCAACAGCAATTTTCTTACCAACTGCCACGTGGCCGTTGGCGTTATAGTGAATGTTATCTGTATCCAGCGCAATACCGTCTTCAATAACTAGAC